CTCAATAAACCGGTCTTGCTGACCGACGTCGTGACGGCCAGCGGCAAGGCGGGCGAGTCCGGCACGCTGGCCCGCGCACTGGATGCAATTGGCGATCAGGCCAAACCGGTGACGGTGGTCGTGCGTGTCGCGCAGGGAGACAGCGAGGCGGAGACCACCTCCAACATCATCGGCGGCGTCACCGCCGACGGCAAAAAGACCGGCATGAAAGCCCTGCTGGCCACCCAGGGACAGCTCGGCGTCAAACCCCGCATCCTCGGCGTACCCGGCCACGACAATCAGGCGGTGGCCGCCGAACTGGCGAGCGTCGCTCAGAGCCTGCGCGCCTTTTCCTACATCAGCGCCTACGGCTGCAACACGGTGGAAGCAGCGATCGCCTACCGCGCTCATTTCAGCCAGCGCGAACTGATGCTGATTTGGCCGGACTTCATCGCCTGGGATACGGTCGCCAATGCCGACGCGTCCGCCTGGGCGACCGCGCGCGCGCTGGGCCTGCGGGCCAAAATCGACGAGCAAACCGGCTGGCATAAAACCCTGTCTAACGTCGGCGTCAACGGCGTGACCGGCATTTCCGCCGATGTGTTCTGGGACCTGCAAGATCCGGCGACCGATGCGGGCCTGCTGAACCAGAACGACGTCACCACGCTGATCCGTAAAGACGGCTTTCGCTTTTGGGGGTCGCGCACCTGCAGCGACGATCCGCTGTTCGCCTTCGAGTCCTACACCCGCACCGCCCAGGTGCTGGCCGACACGATGGCCGAAGCGCACATGTGGGCCAGCGACAAACCGCTGACGCCCTCGCTGGCCCGCGACATTATCGAGGGTATCCGCGCCAAGCTGCGCGAAATGACCACTAACGGCTATCTGCTTGGCGGCGACTGCTGGATTGATGAAGCGGCCAACACCAAAGACACGCTGAAAGCCGGCACGCTGACCCTCGACTACGACTACACGCCGGTTCCGCCGCTGGAAAACCTGATGCTGCGCCAGCGCATCACGGACAGCTATCTCATCGACTTCACCAGCCAGGTCAACAGCTAAGGGGCGAACATGGCATTACCACGGGTATTAAAACAGCTGAATCTGTTCAACGACGGCAACAGCTTTATGGGCGTCGTCGAATCCTTCACCCAGCCCAAGCTGACGCGCAAGTTTGAAAAATGGCGCGGCGGCGGGATGCCGGGCGCGGTCGATATCGACATGGGGCTGGACGACAGCGCGCTGGAAGCCGAATGGCAGATTGCCGGCATTGAACCGCTGATTTACAAGCAGCTCGGCAACACCAAAGCCGACGGCGTGCCGCTGCGTTTCACCTGTTCGGTACAGCGGGACGACACCGCCGAGGTGCAGGCGGTCGAGGTGGTACTGCGCGGTCGGCACAAGGAAATCGACGGCGGTGAAGCCAAACTCGGCGAACTGACCAAAACCAAAGTGTCGACGACCTGCACCTACTACAAACTGACCGTGAACGGCGAGGTGCTGATCGAAATTGACCTGCTGAACATGATCGAAATCGTCGGCGGCGTGGACCTGATGGAGGCCCACCGTTCCGCCATCGGCCTGTAACGCGCCCCTTTAATTGCGCAGGTTCACCCCTGCGCCCCAACCTCACAGAGACACATCATGCAGAAAGACGATAACACCCTGAGCACTGAAAAAGTCATTACGCTGGACACCCCGCTGAAACGTGGCGACGCCACTCTGACGGCCATCACGCTCCGCAAACCCACTTCCGGCAGCCTGCGCGGCACCCGCTTACAGGCGCTGATGGAAATGGACGTCAACGCCCTGATGGTGGTACTGCCGCGCGTCACCGCCCCGGCCCTGACGCAGGCGGACGTACTGGAGCTGGACCCCGCCGATCTGGTCAGCCTGTCGGTGGAGCTGGTCACTTTTTTGTTGCCGAACTCGGCGCGGTCAGCTTTGCCCCCAGCCTGACGGTCGAGGATTTAGTGGCGGATATCGCCACCGTGTTTCACTGGCCGCCGGCGGTCACCGAGGAGATGTCATTAACCGAGGTACTGAACTGGCGCCACAAAGCCATTATTCGCAGCGGATCTGACGATGAGTGACAAGAATCTGCGTTTACAGGTGGTGATGAGTGCCGTTGACCGGATGACCCGTCCGCTCCGCACGGCCAGGGACAGCAGCCGGTCATTAGCCTCCGACATCAAAAAGACGCAGAACCAGCTTAAGCAATTGAATGAAGCCGGCGGTAAGCTGACGGCATTTAAACGCCTGGAGCAGAACGTCGGCCAGACCGGCGAAGCGCTGGCGCAGGCCCGGCTGCGCGCTCAAATGATGACGCAGGAAATGAGCAACCTCGTCTCGCCGACCCGCGCGCAAACGAAAGCGCTGGAAGACCAGTGGCGCGCCGTCAGCCGTCTGGAGAATAAACACCAGGCCGAGCAGAACCAGTTGGGACGCCTGCGCAGCGACATGTACCGCATGGGGATATCGACGCAGGACAGCGCGCGAGCCACGGCGCGCATCACCGACGAAACCGCACGCTACAACCGCCAGTTGTCGGAGCAGACCCGGCGCCTGCGGCAAGCCGGCGAACAGCAGAAAAAGCTCAACGCGATCCGCGCCCGCCATGCCAAGACGATGGAGATCCGCAATCAGTTAGCCGGCAATGGCGGCGGCCTGATTGCCACCAGTGTCACCACGGCAGCCCCACTGATGGCACCGGTCAAAGCGTACGCTGAGGCAGAAGAGGCCGGCACGCAGTTATCCGGCGCCATGATGGGACCGGGGGCGAAAGTCTCCCCCGAGTTCGAAAAAATCAACCGGCTGGCCATCGCGCTGGGCGACAAGCTGCCCGGCACCACGGCGGATTTTCAGAACATGATGACCATGCTGCGCCGCCAGGGCATTTCCGCGCAAACCATCCTGGGCGGCATGGGGGAAGCGACCGCCTATCTGGGCGTGCAGCTGAAAATGCCCTCAGAGGAGGCGGCGGAGTTTGCGGCCAAAATGCAGGACGCCACCGGCACCACGGAAAAAGACATGATGGGCCTGATGGACGTCATTCAGAAAGGCTTCTATGCCGGCGTCGACCCCACCAACATGCTGCAGGGCTTCACCAAAATCAGCAGCGCGATGGATATCCTGCACACCAAAGGGCTGGACGGCGCGAAAATGCTGGCGCCGTTCCTGGTCATGGCCGACCAGAAAGGCATGGCGGGCGAATCGGCCGGCAACGCCTACCGCAAAGTGTTCCAAATGGTGATGGACACCAAAAAGGTCGGCAACGTCAACCAGAGCCTGAAAGGCAGCGGCATCAAGTTCGACTTCACCAACGGCAAAGGCGAGTTCGGCGGGGTCGACCAGCTGTATCAACAACTCGAGCAGTTGAACAAACTGAACACCGCCAAACGGACGCAGGTGATCAAAGGACTGTTCGGCGATGATGCGGAAACGCTGCAGGTGATCAACATCCTGCGTCAGGGCATGGGCGCCTATCAGGACGCGCAGGCCAAGTTAGCGGAGCAAGCCTCATTACGGGAGCGTGTCGACGCCCAGCTGAAAACGCTGGGGAACAAATGGGACGCGGCAAGCGGCTCTTTCACTAACGCGATGGCCACCATCGGCGCCACGGTGGCGCCGGACCTGAAACGACTGGTCGACGGGCTGGGCGAACTGGCCGGCCAGTTGAATCAGTTTGCGCAGAAGCATCCAGCATTGACCGCCGGGCTGTTTAAAGCGGCGGCGGGATTCGCCATCGTCACCGGGGCCATCGGCGCGGTGATGCTCACCATCGCCGCCATTCTGGGGCCAATGGCGATGATGCGCTTAAGTCTGTCGATGCTCGGCATCAAAGGCGTCAGCGCGGTAGGACTAATTGGCAGTGCGCTCAAGAACATGGGCGGCGCGGTGATGTGGCTGGGACGGCTGATGATGGCGAATCCGATCCTCGCGGTGATTGGGTTGATTGCGATGGGGGCGCTCTATCTCTGGCAGAACTGGGACACGCTCGGCCCCAAATTTAAAGCGCTGTGGGACGGCATCTGTCGCGTCGCGTCGATCGCCTGGAATGCAATTTGCCAGGCGGTCGGTGTCGCCTGGGACGTCATCAAATCGTATTTCATGAATTACACGCTGCCGGGTCTGGTCTATCAGCATTGGGACAGCATCAAAGCGGGTGCCGCAGAAGCCTGGGAGAAAATCAAAGCGGTGGTCGGGATGGCGTGGGAAGGGATCAAATCTTACTTCCTGAACTACACGCTGCCGGGACTGATTTATCAGAATTGGGATGCGATCAAAGCCGGGATCAGCGAAGCCTGGGACAGCATCAAGCGCATGCTGGGTGAGCGCTGGGACAGTTTACTGAATAGCGTCTTGTCGCTGCCGGCCCGCTTCAAAGAGGCCGGCGGGAAATTGATCGACGGACTGATGAACGGCATCAGTGAAAAATGGGACACGCTCAAGGCCAAGCTCTCGTCCATGACCGATTATCTGCCGAACTGGATGAAACCCGATTCGGCCACGCCAATGCCTTTACCTCCGACCCATCGCCCTCTACCGGTGTACAGCGACATTCCGATGTATGACACCGGCGGCCAAATCGGGTCCGGCCAACTGGGTATTGTCGGCGAGAACGGCCCGGAGATTGTCGCCGGTCCGGCGTCCGTGACCAGTCGACGGCGCACGGCCGCTTTAGCTGCGGCGGCGCTGACGTTGGGCACCACCGCCTCCCCGGCAACGGCTTATCCGCTGCATCCATTCAGCCTGTCGCCCGCAGCCCCCACGGCTACCACATCGCGCCAGTCTGCGTCGGTCATCACGCCGGTGACCGTCCATGCGCCGATCACCATCGTGCCGCAACCCGGCCAGAGCGCGACCGATATCGCCCGCGAAGTGGCGCGCCAGCTCGATGAACGCGAGCGACGCGCTCAGGCGAAAGCCCGTAGCAGTTACCGCGATCAGGGAGGACTCGAATCATGATGATGGTATTAGGCCTGTTTGTGTTCACGTTAAAGACCGTGCCTTATCAGGAACTGCAACGCCAGCGCGCCTGGCGTCATGTGACCAATAGCCGCATCGGCTATCGCCCGGTGACGCAGTATGTCGGCCCGGACAATGACACCATCACGTTACAGGGCGTGCTACTGCCACAGGTGACCGGCGGTGCGCTGTCCCTGTGGGCGCTGGAGCAGATGGCCGAGACCGGAAAAGCCTGGGCGTTACTGGAGGGCAGCGGCACGATTTACGGCATGTATGTCATCGAAAGCCTGAACGAAACCCGCAGCCAGTTTTTTCAGGACGGCAAAGCCCGGCGTATCGAGTTCACCCTGACGTTAAAACGTGTGGATGAATCGCTGTCCGCGATGCTGGGCGACTTATCCACGTCATTGGGCGGCCTGAAAGACAGCGCGACACAGGCCATCGGCGGGCTGACGTCTGCCGTCAGCGGGGTGTTGTCATGACGGATTGGCTGACGGGCGCCGAGTCTACGCCGGATTACCGGCTGCGCCTGGGGAAAACCGACATTACGCCGGTACTGGAAAAGCGGCTGATCTCATTGACGCTCACCGACAACCGCGGCTTTGAGGCGGACCAGCTCGATCTGGAACTGGACGACGCGGACGGCCAGCTGGCGCTGCCCCGTCGCGGCGCTGAAATCACGCTATTTTTGGGCTGGAAAGGTGAAGCGTTAATCGGTAAAGGCACCTACGTGGTGGATGAAATTGAACACGGCGGCGTGCCTGACCGACTGACGCTCCGCGCCCGCAGCGCCGATTTTCGCCAGACGCTGAACATCAAACGCGAACGCTCCTGGCATCAGACCACGGTCGGGGCGATCGTCACGGATATCGCCAACCGCCACAAGCTGACCGCGGCGCTGGACGCGGCCACGGCTGCGCAGCCGGTTGACCACATCGACCAGACCAAAGAGTCGGATTGCTCCTTCCTGATGCGCCTGGCCAAAGAGCACGGCGCCATCGCCGCAGTGAAAGACGGCCGCCTGCTGTTTCTGCGTCAGGGACAGGGAAAAACGGCCAGCGGCAAAGCGCTGCCGGCGGTGACGATCACCCGCGCCGCCGGCGACAGCCATCGCTTTTCGCTGGCTGATCGGGGCGCTTATACCGGCGTAGTCGCCAGTTGGCTACACACGCAGGAGCCGAAGAAAAGCCAGGAAACACAAGTCAAACGCCGGCGCCGTCACACCCGCCAGAAAAAAACGCCTGAGGACAAACAGGGTGAATACCTGATCGGCACCGATGAAAACGTAATGGTACTGAGCCGCACTTATGCCAACAAGGCCAACGCAGAGCGCGCAGCCAAGATGCACTGGGAACGGCTGCAGCGCGGCGTCGCTTCATTCTCCATCACGCTAGCAAGAGGATGGGCCGAGCTGTACCCGGAACTGCCAGCGAAGGTCAGTGGCTTTAAGCAGGAAATCGACGCAGCGGAGTGGACGATCGCGACGGTGACGCACTCGCTCAGTGGGCAGGGGTTTACGACCGCGCTGGAGCTGGAGGTGAAAATTGATGATTTAGATATGAATTAGTAGTAAATTCACCAAAAGTGAATCTTTAATTCTGATGTGAGGTTTTTTTATGATGAATTGCCCGAAATGTGGATGTTCGGCTCACACCAGGAGCAGTTTTCGGGTGTCAGAGCAGACAAAAGAGCGTTACTGTCAGTGCCAGAATATTAACTGTGGTGCGACCTTTGTTACTCATGAAACCGTTGTGCGATACATTGTGACCACAAATCAGGTTAATTTTGCTCCGCCACATCCTTCAAGTAGTGGTCAAGGACACATGAATTTTTAAGATGTGATTTTTGATATTGCTATGAGTTAAGTGCCCCGTCCGGGCACTTTTTTATTGCCCAAAAAGGTCTTGTATCGATTTTTTATCGCCACTTCATCGCCATCTTTCTGCAAAAACAAAAAAGCCACTCTGGTTAAAGTGGCTTAATTTCATGATTTTAAATCTAAAATTTGGTGGCCCCTGTTGGGTTTGAACCAACGACCAAGCGATTATGAGTCGCCTGCTCTAACCACTGAGCTAAGGGGCCAGCGGGTGCTGATTATACGTTACCCTGTATGAATAGGTCTATAGACGGGCGGTCAGGTGGCGGTTTTATAAACAAAGCTAGCCTGTTGTTATTATTGCCGGAATTTGTCATAAACGTCCGAGATAACATTAAGAGGTCGAGATGATAACGGATATTCTGGCTTCACATCTTCAGGTGGTTTTCTGTGGTATCAATCCGGGGCTTTCGACCGCACATCGGGGCTATCATTTCGCGAATGCCAACAATCGTTTCTGGCGGGTGATTCATCAAGCGGGATTTACCGATCGTCAGTTGGCACCGAAAGAAGAGAGTCTCTTGCTGGATTATGGCTGTGGGATAACCATGCTAGTGGAAAGACCCACCGTGGAAGCCTCGGAGTTGGCTTGTCACGAGTTGAAGCAGGGCGGGGAGCTATTGCGTGAAAAGATAATGAGGTATCAGCCTCAAGCCCTTGCCGTGCTGGGTAAGCAGGCATTTTCTCAGGCATTCGGCAGCAGTAAGGTGGGCTGGGGTCAGCAAGACACTTTTCTGGGAGAGACTCAGGTGTGGGTTTTGCCGAATCCGAGCGGTTTGAATCGCGCGACGCTGGAATCACTGACGGCATCCTACCATGAGCTCTATCAGGCGTTGCAGGCCTAA